TACAATGATATATGGGGGAACAAAATACGCAAAATTTGGTTTCGCAAGTTAACTCGTCAGGCATGGTATTGGAGAATAGCAAAACTTTCTATTCAGGCTGTTTTAAAAGATGCTACACCAGATAATTTGTTAATGATCCCAATTTATAGACCTAATGTTTTAGAACAAGATTGGTTTGAAGATCAACCTTGTGTTTGGAATTATTTTTTGCGTGACTTAACCAAAGAATACTCAGATGGTAGAGGGCACATAAATCAAGCAGGACATAATTATCTTGCTCCTCTACTAAAACAAGAGATTGAAAACAGATGGAAGATTTCATTGACCCTGAATGGTTAGACTGTATTCATTTAGATTTTAATGAAGCTGTCGCTCAATCATCTACTAAAATTATAAAACATTGTGAGTCAAACGTTATTAGATACGGCAATCAATGGAGGTGTGATGTTGCAGGAAAGATCGCTATACTATTAAAACCAGGCGAGGGATATGAGTGGCATTTTGATAATTTAGATTTCACTAAGGGAATATTAAACCATGCTCGTAAAGGTAGATACTGGACTCATATCATTTATCTCACTGAGGGTAAACCTCTTGAAATAGGAACTTGGAATCCTGATTCTGCTAGAGTTCTTGAAACTGATTTTTCAGCTCCTGAACCAAAACATATTATTGCAAGAATTTATCCAGAGCCGGGTAAGACAATTGTATTTCCATGTTTTATGGTTCATCGGATACAACCAATAGTGGATAATCACAGGTGGGCATTTGTTGATTTTGTTTCAACACCAAACTATAAAGATAAATCTGCAAAAGACTTAGAAAACATTTTTAATAGGTATTTCGATGAAAATTCTAGGAATCAGCTCCTATCATCATGATAGTGCTGCCGCTTCATTAAATGACGGTTATATTCAGGGTGCATCCCATGAGGAACGTTTTTCTCGTAAAAAATATGACAAATCATTTCCACATAACACTGTAAAGTGGTTGAGAGACTCATACGATGATTGGGACTTTGTTTCATTTTATGAAGAATCAACTTATTCTCAGTTTAAATCAGACATTAAAAAGTTTACTTCAGCACGTCCAATATTAGTAGATCACCATGAAGCACATGCTATGAGTTCAATTTGCACTACTAATTGGACTGAGTGCGCTATTATGGTTGTAGATACTGTGGGTAGTCAATATTCTACCTCTTTAGGCGTTTACCAAAACGGACGAATTGAGTGGTTAAAGCGTTTTCGATATCCTAATTCTCTTGGTTTATTCTACTCAGCGGCCACTCGTCTATTAGGGTTTAACCCTCTTTCAGATGAATGTAAAGTGATGAGCGCGGCTGCTTATGGAGAGCCTAAGTGGGAAAGATGGATTCACGATCATGTTTTGAATTGGACTTCTACTCAAGGTGAGTATACTGTTCTTCAAGACTTGCAACGAGGTGTAGGTTTTGGTAGACTAGACTGGGATATCGCAGCTTCAGTTCAGACTGTTCTTGAAAAAACTCTTTTAACTTTAAGTCATTGGATTCAGGAAGAAACAGGTATGACAAAGTTAGCATATGCCGGTGGAGTAGCTCTTAATTGTATAGCTAATACAAAACTTCTAAAGCTAACTCCATGGGATGATATCGCAATTCAACCAGCTGCGGGAGATGCTGGATGTGCACTTGGAGCAGCTGCATTAGTCGAAAGACCATTATGGGAAACCCCCTTTCTCGGTATAGATTCTTCTAATAATATTACTGCAGATGAGTGTGCTGATCGTATAATAAAAGGTGAGATAGTTCCTGTAATTCAAGGTCGTGCTGAGTTTGGACCTCGTGCTCTTGGAAATCGTTCCTTGCTCTGTGCTCCTACTGATGATAATATTAAAAAACTTAATATCATTAAAGAAAGATACACAGATTCTTGGAGACCTTATGCTCCAATATGTCAATTTGAAGAAGCTGATAAATTTTTTGATATATCTAAATATTGTTCTTATATGCTTTTCACTTCTGATATTATTGATGGCAATTTTACTACTCATGATATGAGTGCTAGATTACAAACTGTAACTGGCTCTTCAAACCCTTATCTTTGGAAAGTTTTGGAGAAAACTAGGCAGTATGGATATCCCATTTTAATTAACACTAGCCTAAACATAAAAGGAAAACCCATTGTCAACACCTTGGAAGATTTTAAAAGGGAAGTTTCAGTACACGACTGAAGTAGACACTGATACACTACCTACAGGAAGAACTTATCACACACCTGATGGATCATACCCATCAATAACCACTATTTTAGGAAAAACTGCTGACAACGCGTGGCTTCAACGTTGGATTGATAAAGTAGGTGAAGAAGAAGCTAGGCGTGTGTCAAAAGAAGCTACAGATCGAGGAACTCTTGTTCATGAATATGCAGAACGACATTTTAATGGTGAAGATGTATGGGATGAGATTTTAAGTGAACGTTTAGATATTCGTCAAATGAGTCGCGATTTAATTCGTGCTACTGAACGAGGTATAGAAGAAGTCTGGGGACAAGAACAAGTACTTTGGTCTAATAAGTATCAGTATGCAGGTCGATGTGATATGGTTGGTATATGGAAAGGTAAACCTACCATTATCGATTTCAAAACATCAAAGAAGAAAAAATCTTCAAAACAAATTACCGATTACTATATCCAAGGTTGTGCATACGCTGTTGCTCATAATGAAATGTATGGAACTGGTATTAGAGACATTACTATTATTATGACTATTGACGGTGTAGACCCTATTATTTTTGAGCAAGATGCTGTACCATTTTTACCTCTTTTAAAGAATAGGAGAAATCAATTTGACTTGTTGCAAAGAGATTCCGATTATTAAGTTTAATTGTGGTGATATTAAAAAACTTAATAATTTAGCAATAAATGGTAAAAAGATTTTTTCAACTAGATACAATATTAATTCTTGGTACTCTTTACCATTAATTGATAACTATAAATATACCAGTATTGTTAGAAAACAATTACCTTATTTATGGTGGACTTTTGAGCAATTAAATAATGTTCATACAGAATTTAAAGGAATTAAATCATCTTATTTATCAGTTTTAAATCCTCGCTCAAGTATACCTTGGCATAAGGATATGAGCACAGATGTTTTTTCCAACTCTTTTTTGACCTCTATTAAAACAGAAAAATCTTTTATTGAGTTTGAAAATGATAAAAAATATACATATAATCAAGGATATAGTTATGTTATTAGAAGTGCTATTAAGCATAGAATTTTAAACTTATCTGATGACATTAGGATTACAATTTGTACAACACCAACGGAGAACCCTTATGTTTAAATTAATTATGGATAAAATCAATGATTGGCGGTTTGAACGTGAATTTCAAAAACGCAAAAAAGAACTGATTGAGTTAGATCCTTTTATCTATGAAATACCAGAAGAAAAACCTCATGACGACCCTACAAGGTATAATACATGGGAGCATAAAGGTAAAGACATAGATTTTTAAATGACTCGTCGAATTAAAAAACCATTGAAAGACTTTTTTGAGAAACAATCTTTGACGGATGCTGAAAAAGACTTTATACTTGGATGTATAAATGCACAGAATAAATACCCACAACTTACTCATAGACAGTGGCAAATTATTAATGAGATTAAAGAGAGATACAAAAAATGTCAAAATATCCAGGAGTAAAACGCTTACCAAATGGTAAAATAGAATACAGAGGAACTAAATTTGATGGATTCAACAAACCAAAAAGATCAAGTAAACCAGACAAAAAAGGTATGGTGCTTGCAAAAGAAGGGGATAGAGTTCGCCTCATCCACTTTGGAGCAGCTTCAATGGGGCATAACTACTCTCCAGAAGCGCGTAAATCATTTAAAGCAAGACATGCAAGAAACATCAAGCGAGGAAAAATGTCAGCTGCATTCTGGGCTGATAAAGTGTTGTGGAACCCAAGACCTACAAAAAATGATGGAATTGCGGATTCGAAGCGTCCTCCAAAAAGTCAAAAACATACAAAAGGATTAAAAAAACGTTAATATGGAAAGGGATAAAAATGCCACCTCGTAATCACAATCAATGGTTAAAAGAGCCAAACGTAGAATATGTTAGTAGCGAAATCTACTCATCCCAAAAAATTTTTGAACAAGAACAAGAAATGATCTTTAGTAAGGTCTGGGTTCCAATTTGTCATATCAGTGAGATGCGTGAGTTAAATAACTTTCGCACAACAACAATAGCAGGTGTTGATGTTATTGCCGTTAACGAACCTAATGGTGTCAGGGCATACATCAATATGGGTGAAAAAAGAACAAGTGGAACAATAGATTATGTCACACCAAATAAGGGTAAATTACTACACTGTGAAGTAAAACACGGTCAGATGGTATGGGTTACACTAGATCCAAATCCAGCACAATCTGTAGAAGAATGGACTGCGGGTGCGTTCGATTGTATTACAGATGCTATTGAAACCGAAGAGTTAGAAGTTTTTCACTATCACAAAGCAATAATTGATACAAACTATAAGTTATGGCACGATACAAACAGTGAATTCTATCATGATTTTATGCATTACTTTAACAGAGTAAGTGGTTTTAATGATGAATATTTTGCCAGAAAAAACATTCCATTTAAAAACGGACACGTGAATGTTAGCAGTTTTACTGTTAATTATGAAGAGTATGACGGTTTTGAAGATCGCGGAGAGTTATCGTTTCCCACCTTGCCACCAAATCAGTGGTATATGGTTGATTTGTTTCCTGGCTATAACTTTAACTTACGTGGAAGTGCCTACCGTAGTGACACAGTTACTCCTCTAGGACCTAATCGTGTGCTTATAGAGTTTAGAGGATATGGACTACGCAAAGACACACCTGAAGAAAGACGGACACGCATGAAACACCATAACAGTATTTGGGGCCCATTTGGTCGTAACTTACATGAAGATCTTATTGGAGTTGCAGGTCAAGGCACAACAATGCGAGAAGGCACTGAGGCTCGTCATATTTTACATGGTAGACATGAGAATCAAACAATCCATGATGAGGTTGGTATGAGACACTATTACTCAGAGTGGGGTAATTTTATGAAAACAAGTCCGACAAACCCTTTACTCAATAGAGAAGCAGCATGAGAAGAAGAAAAACTTTATCAAGTGATGATTACGTCTCAATGAGAATAGAACAATTAAAAGAAGACAGAGACAAAGCTAGCAATGAGTATGATAAAATGTGGTATTCAAGATTAATTCAAGAGCTATCTTGGGTTTCTATTCGCGGTGAAAACTGTTCATTAGAATCATTAGAGGTGATATGATGCTTAAAGAAGAACAATATTGTAAAAATTGCGGTCATCGGTGCCATTGCTACGGACCAGATTGTGAAAAATGTTACTGTGACACTTGTCAGTGTGGTAGAATAAACAATCATAATGAGGAAGATATTCCTGATTCATTTATTAAATCTAACACATAATTATGCCGACAAACAAAACAGTTAAATTTCATTTAATACATGATTTTCCAGATCAAATTGTATTACCTCCTATAGCTTCTAAAAAAGTAGTTCCTTCTTGGTTTAAACATATCCCAAGAAAAGTAGATGATCCACGTTTAGGTAATATCCAATCCGTTAAGGCCTGTATGCCATTTTTAGATGCCATGACAACTGGGTATAGTCTTTTGGCTCATATGGACATCTTAGTTGAACTTAAAGAAGACAATACTATTAGGTTACCTTATATCGATGACCAACACCAAAAGCTTGTTGAAAAGTGGAAACCCATAGAGAGACACCCAGGCAGTCAAGTACAAGGTGCTGTATTTCAAAATATGACCATTTTAAAATACATGAATCCTTGGGTGATTGAAACCCCAAAAGATTATTCTATGCTGTTTATTCCTCCTGCTAATCAACTTGAGAATTCTATTATTCCTTTAGTAGGTTTAGTTGATACAGATAATTATTCTAACGTAATTAATATTCCTTTTATTCACACCGAGCTTGAAGTAGGTAAACCCATTTTTATTCCTGCAGGTACACCAATGTGTCAAATGATACCAGTTAAAAGGGATAATTGGACCCAAAAAGTTACTGTTTTAGATAAGCATGAGCTTAAAAACGTGCAAAAAATGCGTAAGAAAATGGATGAAGACCGTGAAGATTATTATATGAAAAATCTTCATGAAAAGAAAGGATATAACTAATGAATATTGATTTATTAAGAAAACAATTAGAAATTGATGAAGGAGTGGTTCATGAGATCTATCTTGATCATCTTGGCTTGCCTACTTTTGGGATTGGTCATCTGGTCACTAAAAACGACCCAGAATATGGATTACCAGTCGGAACACCTATTGATGCCGATAGATGCATTAAAGCCTTCGAGCAAGATATCAAAACAACATTGTCTGAATGCAAGCTCCTTTACCCAGACTTTGAAGATCTGCCAGAAGAAGTTAAACAAATCATAGCCAATATGATGTTTAATATGGGCAGACCTCGCCTTAGTAAATTTAAAGGAATGAAAGCTGGCGTAGATGCTCGTGATTGGAATCGTGCTGCTGATGAAATGGTTGATTCTCGTTGGTACAAACAGGTTACAAAACGTGCTGATCGGCTTGTACAACGTATGCGCTCTCTAGCTCAATGATTAAAGCACATAACCTTTATAGAAGATTTGAAGAAGTAAAGCAAGACTATTTCGATAGTCTTGCTATTATTTCTAAAAATGAAAAAACTAATAATGGTTATTTTACTACAGAAGTTGAAAAGTATTTACAACAATTATCAAATAAAAAACACGCCTTATTACTTCGTAGTGGATCTCAAGCATTATACTTATCTCTATTAGTAAATAATATAGGAGCTGGTGATGAAGTTGTCATCACAGGATATAGTTGCATGGCTTCTTTAACCTATATTCTAAATATTGGAGCTACTCCAGTATTTTGTGATGTTAACAGATATGGATTAATGGAAATAGATGAGTCTTTAATTACAAAAAATACTAAAGCCATAGTAGGCACTGGTTTATATGGTGATTCTTATGATTTTGATCACGTCGATATGCTTTGTGAAAAATATAATTTAATTCATATCAATGATGCTTCTCAGAGCTACTTAGGTAAGTATAACACTGAAGAATGTTCGTCTTTAGGAGATTTAGTTTGTTTAAGTTTTGCCGAAAATAAACCTATTCCTAGTTTAGGAACTCATGGAGCTATCCTACTGGATGATACTGAAAAATATCTTAATTTAATTAACTTTAGAAAACATGGTAAACCTTATAGAAGATCTAATTGGGTATCGTCGGGAATCAACGGTGTCCCCGAAGAGGATAAAGCCGCACAAATTCTCGCTGCCACTAAGCACGTAGACAGATGGCAAAAAAGACGTATTGACATAGCTAATTATTATGATGATGAGTTTACAAAATCTGGAGTAAGAATTAGGCACTCTCCTAAGTATAGCATCTGGAATGCTCATAAATACGTGATATTTGTTCCAGATAAATTTAATTATTATAAAAAATTTAAATCTAAGGGTATTGAAACTGAATGTCACTATCCTGATGTATTTAGTCATCTTTCTTTTATAAAATATAAAAATTTACCTAATTGTAAATTTTTTGCTAAACACGCACTAACTTTACCACTAAACCCTCATCTCTCTAATGAAGAAGTAGAGAGAGTTATTATTACAACTAATCATATTTTAATAAAATAGTAATATTTAAGTGGTATAATACTTACAAATATGAAAGGCGCACTTTTATGTATCATACAGTTTTTATTTCTGATCTTCATCTTGGCACTAAAAAATCTAAAGCTAAAACTTTTTTAAAGTTCTTAGATGAGGTAAATTTTGAACAAATAGTTCTTGTTGGTGATATAATTGATGGTTGGGCTCTTCGCCGTGGTCAAAAATGGACTAAAACTCATACTGAAGTTCTCAGGAAACTATTAAAACTTTCTGAGACTCACCAGCTTACCTATATTGTAGGAAACCACGATGATTTTATCAGGCCTTTTTTGAAAGATCCCTTTAATTTTGGCAATGTAGAGTTTTGTGATCATTACATTTATGAATCTATCTCTGGTCGTAAAATATTTGTCACGCATGGTGATAAATATGACTTTTGGATGAAAATACCTTCCGCCCCTATCAATCTGTTAGCTAGAATAACAGATTTTTTCTATCGTGAAAAACCCGAAAATCAATCAGTACACAGATACATCCGCACTTGTTCTACTGAACGTCGTCTACGTCGCAAAGGTGAACAGTGGGATGGGGTCATTTGTGGTCACACTCATCGCCCAAAGATTGATGATGTTTATATGAATTGTGGTAATTGGGTTAAAGATTGTACCTTTTTAGCTGAAGATTATGAGGGTAACTTCTCTTTACAAATTTTTGATATTTGAGGTGTCAAAAAATTGACACTGCCAAATTTTCGTCATTTCAATACATAAAAATAAAATCATTTGCAATTCTTAATTATTAAGTTATACTACTCTTATGGGTATAAAAATTGCAATAATTATGAGCGCAATAATGGCTACGATGTGTGGAGGATTTTACTGGTATTACCAAGATTCTCAAGCTCGTATTGCTACTTTACGTGAAAACAACTCTAAACTTGAGGTTGCGGTTCAAACTGCTGAAACTAACATCAATACCTTACGTGATGACATAGCTAAAGTGTCAGAACTAAACAACGAACTTCAAGTTTCATTACAAAAAGCAGAGGCTTACGGAGACGATCTTCGTAATAAATTAAGACAACTTGATTTAGTTGGTTTCCTCCTC